GTCTGGTGATACAGAATTCCAAACAGTGACACCGGCTGCGACCCCGTCAATCCGTCGTGAACGATCAAATCATTCACGCTCGTGCCAGACGGCAGCGAATCCACTTGGATGAACGAATTGAACGGATCCACCAGCACCACGTTCGCCGATCCTCGATTCGTTGTCAGCGTCGGATCGTAAATCTGCACCGTCTGGTTGTAGTAGAACAGCACCGCGCCCGGCGGCTTCGCCAATCCGAACTGTGCCGCCACGCCCGACGGCAAGCCCGATGTAGTAATCGATCCCACCGTGCCCAGCACGCCGTTCCCGTTCGTCTGCATCACCTTGTCGAGAAATGAGCGGAACTGCGACATCGCGTTCTTCACTTCTCGCTTCGCCGCGTTCTCGATCGCCTTTTCCGGTGCGTTTGACGCGTACTCCACCAGCTTCGTCATTTCCACCGCGTGCCGGAAAAATACCGGAGTCACCTGCGCCACGTCGTACGTCGTGCCCGATCCGCGTCCCAGGTCTCCGCCGTCCATATTCGCCAGGCCCGCCTTGCCTCCCGGACGAATCTGCAACGGAAGCCGCATGTTCCGCGAACTGACTCGTTCCACGTCGCCGCGCTGTTGAATCATCGTCAATAAAATATCGTCTCGTTCGTAAAGCAGCGGCAGCTTGTCTCGCACCTTCTCAAGCTGCAGCGCAACTGACTGTGCGTTTTGCATCTGCGCCATGTTTTAGCTCTCCTTGAAGTTAATTTCGCCGACCACGCACACCTGCGCCTGTGCGTTTGAAAACTCTGTTAGTCAAATCGGGATGTCTCGAGAACTGAATAAACTCGTTGAATTCTAGCTACTGTACCTGGTCCAACTCACCGCTGTACCTCTCACCCGTCCCCACTCTGCACCCCGGAACAGTTGAGCGTTTGCCCGCACTCATTCAATCTGGTTTCGCATTCAACTGCCTCGGAACAGTGAACGTGCGGTAGAAATCAAAACTCGTTGTGTGATTGTGCGTCGCAACCCTCCCGCGTCGCCGGATCACAGCACTCGGACCTGGGAGGTTCGGCCATGTTTAGCAGCAAACTTTCTTATCTTTCTGCTTCACTTCTTTTCGCCGCACTTCTCGTTTCTCCAGCAGCTCGCGCCCAGGCCCCTTCGAACTGCGTAGCTTCGCAAGCCACCGCTGTCGAGTGCTTCATCGCCCACGGAGTTACCACCAAACTCACCCCGCTCCGCCACGGCATGACGCTCGCCCAATACCAAGCCTACGGCGTCGCCGTCTCCCACATTCTCGAGACAGATCACACCTATCTCGTTCTCGTCGGTCTCTCCAGCGCCATCGCCGACGCCATGCCTCCCACAAACTCCACCGGCGCCACCAACACCGCTGCTCAGACCACCGCCGTGAATGCGATCGTCAGCGCCGCCGTCACCAACAACCTCGCCGGCGTATCCACCGGAGTCACCACCGAAGATCTCGAGTATTTTTCCCAGGACGTAGTGACCGCCATGAATACCAACAACAATTACCTCGCGCTCCTCACTCCCGGTGTCTCGCTCCGCATGATCGACTCCTACATCGTCTCGTCCACCACCAACGGCACCGTGAACTGGACTGAAGTGAACAGCGGCCTAACCTCCGCCATCCAGAACTTCATCACTTCCGGCCTGATCAAATTGCCCGCCGGCCTGACCCAAACCGAACTAGTAGCGTTCACCGAATCCGTAGCCAAAGCCATCTACGCCTACAAACAATCCACCGCCCGCACCAGCCTCTAGTGGCACAGGCATTCGTGCCTGTGCGCACCTCACATTCTATGAGGTGCGGGTTGAACCATTTCATCAAGGCCGCCGACCGCTTTTAATCGGACTACCTGTAGAGGCCGGTTGCCTTAATGCAAGCGGGCGCCTTCCCGTGGGTAGGCATTCCTGCCTGTGCAACATCGCCCACTCCCCTCAAAATGTCCGAGCACCGAGTCAACACGACCACGGATCGCCTTTCCGGGTGCCGCACCCTTTTCCGTTCAAAACGGTGCGCGGCACAATCAAAGCCATCACGCGCTGCTGTCGCCCGAGTAGGTCTTCAGTACTCAAACCGCATTTACAAATTCAAAATGTCCCCATCCGACATCCGCCTGTAATCAATATCCCTAGACGTAATCGGCTTCCGCCCACCCCCACCCGTCCCCGCGCCCGAAATATCCACCCGCCTCTCCGCATTCCTCTGTCTTTCTCTCCGCTCCTGATTCGTCGTAACCACCGCGCTAGTCCACTCATTCAGCACACGCTTCGCCACCCCAGGCAGCGCCTGCTTCGCTCGCGCCGTGATCAACGCCACCAGCGCTCTCTGGTGATCCGTATCCAGTCGCCCCACACGAAACGCATCGTGAATCTGTTGCGTCAACGCCCGGTTCGCGCGCAGCATCCCATCCAGTTCCCGATAAATCTCACCCACCACTCGATTCTTCGCCGGCTTCGTAATTCCCTCCGGCAACAGCTTCCCCACCTGAGTCTCGATCTCGTTCACCACGCTCTCAACCGCCGCCGCATTCGCTCCCTGCATAAATTCCCGCTGCGCTGCGCTCATCGCTCCCGAGTCGCTTTTCGCCGCGGCGTTCACCGGCGATGGAGTAGCACTTGGCTTCGCTCCATCCGCCGGCAAACGAACCGCGCGCGCCCCAGTGTCCTGCTCCACCAGATCCGTCATCGACTTCGCCAACATCGCAAACGCATCGCGATCGAGCCCCGCCACCACCTTCGCCAGCTCCGCGTGGTCCTCCGGCCGTCGCGAAAAAAACAGCGCATCCAACCGATTCACATCAGCCACCAACTCTCGCGCTTGCCGCGCCGCCGCCGGCGTCTCAAACAATTCCTTGTACTCCGCCACATCTCGCAACGCGCCGCGCAACTCCGGATTTGCATCCGCGATCTGCCTCAGCCTCGCATCATCGCCCAGCAACTCATCATCCGCGCCCGCATCGCGCTCGCCGTCTGCCGCGTCCCCAATCACATCATCCAAACGCGCAGCATCTCCGCCGTCGTCGCCGCCGAATCCGGTCGCATCGCTCACCGCAGCTCCGCGTCGCACCACTCGCGCCGGCTCAATTCCCAAAATCTCGTCATCGCTCATCCGCGCAGAAGCAGGAGCAGCCGTGGTTGTCGCCACGCCCGTCGCACTCCGCGAAACTGCCGTCGTCGTTGTCGCCGCCATCTCGTTCCTCTTACCTTCTCCGAATTTTCACCAGCGATTTTCTCGCACACCAATTCGTGCTTCGCTTTTCTACCCCGTACCCATTTTGTTAATCCGCCAGACCAATCCGTAAACCCATATCCAGCAGCAACTTACCACTGCCCTCTACATCCTTAATCGTTAGTTTCTGGAATTGGACCGGACGTACTATTCCCGCCGCCGCTCTCCAAATCTAAATTCACTACAGCGGGGGGAGCTGTTCCGCGGAGCACGATGCAACGGTCAGCCCGCAATACAAAGTTCTGAGGTGCAGTAATGAGTTCTCAACCCAACGTCTCCGCAGAGACGAATCCAGCGCCCGTAAGCGCACAGTCTGAAAAGCCGACCACCGAGCGTCGTTCGCGCCGCCGCGCGAAAATCTCCGCAGCCGTTCACATTCGCGGCATCGATACTCCGGAACCTTTCGAAGAAGTTTGCAAATCCATTGACGTCTCTCGCGACGGCCTTCTGATCCATGTCGCCCGCGCCGGATACTGGAAAGGCCAGCGCGTCGAAGTCACCTTCCCGTATTCGCCGTCGGCCACCGCATCCACTCCCGGCCAGCAAGCCGAAGTCGTGCGCGTCTCCGAAGAATCCAACGGCCACTACAGCATCGCCGTCCACTTCGCGAACTCCAAGATCTCCGGCCCGCGCGCTGAAAATGGAAATCGCACCGGCGCATCTTCCGGTTCGGCGATCGCCGCCAACGTTCCGCAATCCGTCGTCCTCGGCGTCGAATCCGATCCCAAGACAGCCGAAATCATGCGCACGATTCTTTCGAACGATGGCTACACCGTCATCATCGTTCCCACCGCGCAGCAGGCACTCGACGTTCTTCGCACCACTGTTCCGTCGGTCTTCATCGCCGAAGTCGAAGGCCCGGAAATGAGCGGCCACGATCTCTGCCTCATCGTGAAGCGCAACGATCGCTTGAGCCGCGTCCCGGTAATCCTGATCACATCATCGGCCCAGCCCGCCGACTACACCGCCAGCCACCAGATGGGCGCGGTAGTCTGCATGGCCAAGCCCTTCAAACCCGAACGCCTGCTCCACGTGGTCCGCCTGGTAGCTCCGCCGCCGCAACTCCGCAGCGCCTACCAAACCCCACGCAACGCCGCCAACACCATCGAACGCTCCATCTAGTCGCACGTGGGGTAGCCCCGCTCTGCGGGACTGCGCAACCACCGCCCCACTCCGCACAAACGTGCGCGCTTCGTCTTAGCGCAAAGAGTGGCACAGGCCTGAGTTAGCCTGTGTGCCTTGTCTTACGGGCGTTTTTTCAAAACGCCCGTCATCCAGAGGCCGATTCATCGGCCGAAGGATCTCTCCGCCGATTTCGACCTTCGCGCGCCCACCAACTCCCACCCGTCACTTCTTCCGACGCGCCGCCCCCGCTCCACCACCCACCGCCGCCGCAGCCGCCGCGACCGCCTGCTGCTTCAACAAATACTCCCGATGAAACATCGCATGCGCCCTCACATTCGCATACCCCAGCGGTGCCTCAATCTTCGCCGCCTGCCCCGCATCCGACGAAAACCACCGCATACAAATCTCCAGCTCCACCGCATGGTTATCCGCAAACTCATCCGGGATCACACTCGGCAGAATCACATCCGCATCCACACCCGGCCCACTCTCGCCCGCGCCGCTTGCCGCATTCGCCGCTGCAACGTCCGGCGCTACCAGATGCGTCACATCCTGCGTCCGCACGACCGGCGCTTCCGCCACCAGCTGCGCAATCTCGCGATACTGTTTCGTTCTCGACTCCTCATCCGGTATCACGAACTCCTCAAGCCCCAGCAGCCGCTTGATCAGCCCCATATTCTCCGGATGCGCCAGCACAGACTGCATTTGCGGATCCGGATTCGCCATCATCTGCATCAGCACCGCGCGTTGTTGCGACCATAGCGTCGGATACTGTTCGTCCGTCTCCGGGTAGCTGAAAAGATTCCCCTTCAAATCCGCGAGCCGGATCCATTTCGATTCGAACGCCGATCCCGCTCCCAGCAGCGTCACTTCCACGTCATGCGGCCGGTTACGCCGGAAACAATCCACGGTCAGCAGCATGATGTCCGCGTGGAAAAATTTCATCCTGCGCCACACCAGCCCAATCCGCCCCATCGCCTGCTCGCGCGCCATCGCATAGCCAGACGCGGTGTCGTTGTTTGACATCGCTCCGCCAAACAGCGCCGGAAACGCTCCCGTCAAAAACTGCGAGATCGGCCCCATCAAATCTGCGGCATGCTCCGTCAAATCGCCCGGCACTTCCGCCGCTTCCGGCTGGAAGAATCCAGACGCCAACGATTGTCCCGGCTTCGCCCGCGCCGGATAATGCGCGCCCGGCTCCGCCGTCTGATTCTGCAGCGAATCAAAATCCAGCACTTCGCTGTCCGCGTAGATCGGAGGGATTCCGTACTCGTACGTTTCCATCTGCAAATTAGACAGCGTGTTAAACCGTTCCTGAACGCTGATCAACGAATCCCCCAGCGCCGGCCGCCCGCTCGATCCATCTCCCGGCAACGCGTGCAGCACGCGCCAGTGATCGTCCATGTTTTCGTTCCGCGCCTCGCAGTAAACGTCGCCCGCAAACGCCACATACGCGCCATCCGGAAAAAGTTCCAGCAGCTCGTCGCGCAGCGCCTTATCGTCCAGCGCGAAAAATGCCCACGGCCTCAGCCACGTCCGCTGAAACGTAATCAAATTAATGTTGAAGTCACCGCCTTCCGTCAGCGGTCCGCCCTGCGACTGCGCCAATCGCGCCAGCCTTTCGTACTCCTGTCCGCCGCTCGCCACCGGCGCTCCAATCCTGTCCGCTGCGTGCGGGTACCCCGCCTTCAGCCGCGCCTGGTGCACCTCCATATTCCATTGCAGGTACGGATACTCATGCATATCGTCGGCCCACGGCGGCGTCTTCAGCGCCAGCCCGCCCACGATCGATACCACTTCCTGCCCATTTGGCACTCGCGCCCGCGTCTGCGCCTCCGGCACCGTTACCACTTCCGCCGCAACAAAATCCTCTTCCGTCAGCACCGCCCCGCAAAAATCACAACTCGACCCAATCACGTCCAGCTTTTCGCTTTCCAATATGGAGCGATCCGAGCCCTTAGCATTCAAATCAGTCTTACTCTCCGTCTCAGCCCCGCCCGCCGTTTCTCTCCCACACTCCGGACAAACGTACACGTCAGTTCCAACTCGAACCTCGCGCAACCCAATCTCCGTCTCAGGATGAAATCCAAATCTCTGCCCATCCACCACGTACCTCACGTACGCGCCGACCTTCCCATCCGTCCACAGGTTGAACGCTTCCTCCACGATCAAATTCCCAATCCGGTTATTCCGTTCGACGAGCTGCGCCACTTCCGTCGCCGACTTCGCCGCGGCTACATCCTCCTCCGCCTGCGCCGACGAAGGGAAAAATCTCACTCGCGGCACATCCTGAGACAACACCGCCACCAGCGACAGCCCAAACGCCTGGTAAATATTCGTAACGAATTCGTACCGCGGTAAATCTTCAATAGACGAGTTGTCTGTTAGCTTCTGCTCGAACGGCAAGTGCCAATTCTGATCCCGCTCGTTCCACCACAAATATTGCAGCCCGCGCCAAAATTGATGCGCCTGCTTGATCCGCCGCACTTCCTGTCGTCGCGACGACTCCGATTCCGTCGAATACTGCTGCACCAGTTTCCGCAGCCCCGCCTGCAGCCGCTCCGGCAAATCCTCATGATTCCCGCCAGGATTCAACGCGTCCGGCCACGAATCCGCCTTCGCGCTCACGCCCGCGGTCGCCCGCGGCCTGCTCAAATTCCGCCGCGCGCCCGCCGCACCCTTCCGCCGCCGCGCAATCTCCGCCAGACTCGGCTCGTGCCCCGCCGGCCCCTCCACTCCAACAATCGCCGGATCAGCCGCCACAGGTTGTTTCTCGCTAGGCATACACACCAATCCCTTTAATTTCTTTCCGCATCCAAATTTTCACTTGGAAAACTTCAGGCCAGCAGTGGAATAGCCTGCCGCGCAGGCTGTTCTCTTACGATCTGCGCTCCGAGTCGGAGCGACACCCGACTCGTACCACCAAACGTAGCGACGAACTCTTTTCTAGCCACTAATCACTCGCCACTAGCCACTTCCCTACTCCGTCCTCACCACCCGCCCATCACTAACCACCGCAGACTTCGCCACATCCACCGTCCCGTCGCCCCGCACCAACGCCTCAATCAACTTCATTCCACCCTCATCATCCTTAAACCCAAACGTGCATCGCACAAATTTCACATTCTTCAGGCTCGCCGCTCCACCCTCGTACCTCAGCCGCGTCCCCACAAACGTCACATCCTTCCACGTCACGCCATCCAACGTCTGCGATGCGCCCGAGATCGTCAAGCCGCTCACCCGCACGCCGTCTTCCAGCGCTCGCGTTGACGGCGGCAAAAACACCTCAGCCGTCTCTGGCATCTTCGTAGCATCGACCGCGCTAGCTCCGATCGACGCCGCATTCACCAGCGCGTGCGCCGCAATCGCTCGAGGCGCAGCTAGAGCCAATCCCGCACTTGCGCCGGCATCCGAACTCGCCGTCGCGCCCCACCTCAACTCCGCCAACGCAATCTTCGCCTGAAACGCGTGGTCGGCCAGTCGTTCACTCTCCGGATGCGTCGCTACCACTCCGTCGAGCGCCGCCAGCGCACCCGCAAAAAATTCCGGCTCCGCGGAAAATCCCCGCTGCCACGCAGATCCCACAATCGACGCAGCGCGATCGATTTCCATCTCCGCGCTAGTGACATCCCCCGATTTTCCGGCCGCAGCCGCTTCCGTCAGCGCGCCGGCAAAATCACGTTCCCATCCACGCGCCGCCGGATCACTCGGCGCCTCCGCACCGTAAGGCCGCCCCGCCAAGCCAGCATCGCCGCTCTGCGCTTTATCTCCAGCTCCAAAATATTTTTCGTATCCCTGCCACGCCAACGTCGCCACCAACACGCACGCCAGCACCACCACCGCAATCCTTAAAATCCAAGACGCACCACCACGCTCGGCCGAAAACGCCCCCGGCCCCCGCCGCCCTCTCCACCGCGGATCAATCCCCCTAGGTCCCCAATCGCCGCCGCCCAATTTCGCTCCCCTCACCGCGCCCAGATTCTACGCTACACGACACGCACCGCCGCCCACGCCTCCACAAAATGTGCGACCACCCATCAAGCGCTCGCACCCACCCATTTTAGAGTGCGGGAGCGAAGCTACCGCTTTGCCGCCGGCACAACCAGATCTCAATAGTCGGCTCGTCCGGCAATCAATTTCCCAAAACGGTCGTCGCTCACTCCCCTCCCAACTCCCCACCCAAAAATCCCAACAAATCCCGATGATCCGCAAACACATGCGTCTCCGCACCAGCCCCGCCCTTAGACGCCGCACCGCCACGATGCACCCGCGCCACAAATCCCCTCTGCGCCCGCCCCGAAGCCGCTGGCACAATCTCCGTAGCCTCAATCTCAACACGCCTCACAGGCGCGCCTCCGCTCCGACCATCTAGCGCACCACCCGCGCCACCGTCACCGCCAGCGTCGGAGTCCGCCTCACGCGCCTTCTCAATCGCCGCCCCAGCAATCGGATTAATGTAGTATCGCCCTCGAATAAACGGCATCGCTCACTCCTCGCTTTGAGTGCTAGCGCCATGCTTTCGCGCCGCATCCAACTCCAACATCCGATTCACCTGGTGCCACGACCTCCGTCTCATCGGCGTAACATTCTTCCGCCCTCGCGCATCCGCACTCTTCGCCAACGCCGCTCCCACTTCCGGCCGTTCAGCGATCACTCTCGCAACGTCCACCTCACCCGCATCCGCCACAATCACCGGCGGCACTCCCGCAATCCCCAAGATCGAATTCATCAGCGCGCGATTCTCCGCCCGCAACCGCATAACCTCGCCCTCAAGCCCGCTCGTCCGCCGGCCGCCCCAAATCACCCGCCAAATCCCTTTCCAATTCATCACACGTCCCTCGTTCGAGCGCATTTCCGGGTGCCGCACCCTTTTCTTCTCAAAAGGGTGCGTAGCTTCGCGATTCGTGGGCGCACAAAATCCGCCACATCTGAACTCGTTCCCGCGATCCCGCCCTCACGGTTCTCCCGGACTGCGGTGGCTCGCCGCAACCCGGAGACCACCGCCCCGCCACGCATTCATACAAAACCCAGCAGCCGCCTCGAACCACTCCGCACTTCTAGCCACTCGCCACTAACCACTAGCCACTTCTTCTCACCTTCTCCGCCTCAAAAACTTTACCGGCCTAGCCTTCCCACTCTCCGCAATCCTCGCCGCCGTTGCCTGTATCGCCCTCACCGTCGGATCCACCGAAGTAACCCGCTCCGCAATCCGCTGCTCGATCGGCGCTCTCACCGCCCCGCTTCGCTCCGCCGAATATCGCGTCTTGATTCCGTACCGCGCCGCGTCCGCCGCATCGTCGCCATCCATCTTCTCCACATCCTCAACGCGCGCCACATCCCGTACCAGCGTCGGCAGCACCCGTACCAGCTCGGAGCAGTTCGAAGTGATCACCCACTCGCCCGCGTCCAGCATCTGGTACATCAACATCCATCCGCCCACGCGATCGTTGTCCGCCGGAGTCGGCCTCGGCCATCCCGCGGCCGCAAACACATCGCCCATCTGCTCCGCGATCGACGCTTCATCCGTCCGCCGCGCAAACGCATCCGGCGAAAGATAAATCGCATCCACTCGCTCGCGTTCACCAGCCCCGCCGCCTGCGCCCAGCGCGCAACTCCGCGCCACAATCTCCCGCGCCAATTCCCGCGGCGCCATCCGATGCGTCACAAATTCCCGATACGTAGCAACGCGCTTCCCTGCGACGCCCGATTCATTCGCCTCGCCCCCAGCCGCGTCTCCACGTGAACCAATCACCTGCGCGTGCCAGTAAGCCGCCGCCGGATGCTCAAATCCCCAATCGATCGAAATCCATCGCGGCCACCAAGGCTGAAACGCAATCTCTTCCGCCCGGCACACGCTCCGCCGCACATCGAATCGATCAAAATACTGCCCCGCAAATACATCCCAACTCCCATCCAAAAACGCGCGCTTCAAATCCTCCGGCAAAGCCCCGAGCGTCCGCCGGTATTCAGCATCCTTCGCGTAAATCGGATTGTCCTCGAGCCTTGCCGCCACAAACTCGTAATCCCGCGGATCGTATTCCTCCGGCCGCTCCATCCC